CTTTCCCCTTGATTATGTCTATCGCTGTACCCATACAACAAAGGTAATACTTTTAGCCGAATTTCCAAATTCATTAATAAAGCCCGACCCCCTACCCCTGTTTACCCCTGACTCAAAAACAAAACAAAGGAGATAATAACCTCGCTCGTGGCTGTGCCCCTCGCTTTGGAGCTAACCAATGCAACCCCTTATGTTATTCCGATTCCCAAAGAGATTCCCCGCTTCCTTTTCACTCATCTCTCATGCTTCATCCTCGCTTTGCTTTCTCTCGTCTGGCTTCCGGCTCCGTTATTCCTTCTCTTCCATCAGTCGACCCGCTCTCCTCTCTGTTTCATGTGAAACAAACCCGTTAACATTCTCGTATTGTTTTAACTTAATTCCAAATGAGATATTAACATTTTCACCTCTGTAACGTTTTGTTATTCACCGCATTAGCAAACAGAACCGCGCGCACACACGCACGCACGTTATGAATGTATATCATTTATGTATATATATACAATTCATATATAGTAATAATATATATAATATATAGCCTCTGCATGTAGTTATTTCCTTTCTTTTTTTCTAAAGAAACCACCAAGTTATGTTAACAATAAAAGGGGGTAATATATAATCCAAATAGGCGGGTTTTCATGTGAGGGTACTAAGGAAAGCCAAGGAGTAAAAATGCGGCACGATATGAAGGAGAGCTCAATATGTAAACATAGTATTCGATATGTTAATATATAGTTAAAACATATGATATATGATACATTTTTCTGAGAAAAATGTTGTGTAATTTCAAGAAGTTTTGTATATTTGTAATACAGAAAAGGAAATAAAGAAAACGAAATATTAAACACAAACACTTACCATTATGGAAGCAACAGAATCAAAGAAACAAGTCAATACTTATGCAATATATGATTGTATGGGTCGATTAACAGATGTGAGATACTATGCAAGCAACAAAGCGGAGGCAATGAAATTATTTAAGGCGGATACCGTAAATTATAGGAAATACGGGTATTTCGGGAAACTTTCAAGGATTTATAACGGAGGCGTATACGGTTCATCCGGACGCATTTATTAAAGTTAACCAGCAGGGCGAAAGCCCTGCACAATATATTAAACTCTAAAACATTATCAATATGGAAAGAATAAACATAGAAGACGCGAGAATCCGCGTAGAATTACGTAAAAACGAGACGAACGAAGTAATAAAAAGCGAGTGGGTTGAAGTACTATCATACTTCCACCCTAACGAATTCGAGAAAGAAATGGTTGAATTATTAAAGGCAACCGGAGCGGATTATTACGAGATAGCAGAATTTGAAGACATTCCGGAGGAACTACAATTAACAGACAAATTGCCAAATGAACTCATAGATTTGTGTAACTACTTTTGTACAAAAGAATACGACGAAGATTTCAAAGAAGCCTTTTTCTACTGGCTTGATAATTACCACTACAAATTATTAGGTTCTGACATATTAGACTTAATAAATAGGGCTAAAGATGCATATATGGGCTATTATGAAAATATAGATGATTTTGTAGAGGAGATGTTTGATGCACAATACCCTGATTGCCCGCCCGACATTAAGTATTATATAGACTACTCTTTATACGAAAGAAACCTAATGTATGATTTTTGGGAAATAGGCGGACATATATTTAAACAATAAAAAATACAGCTATGAAGACAATAAAAGGCACTTATAGAGACAATAATTACTTTGAGTATGAAGTAAACGGCAAAAAGTATTGGGTACAAGGCGAGTTGCACTGGAATAAGGCAAAAAATAGACTGGAGCACATCCATAGAGGAGTGAGAGGTGGAGAATATTTAATTTATTGGAACTTCTAAATAAAAACATTATGTATATAGTAGAAATAAGCATAGAACATTCAAATTTTCCTGATTATATGCATTTTACTTTATTGAAAGTAGAAAAAGAGGAAAGATTATTTGAATATAGCTCCTATAACTTAGAAACAATTATTACTTATTGTGTTAGTAATGGAATAGATGTAAAAGAATTATCGTTTGAAAATAAATTAGTGAAAAAATGGAAGAGATAAAAGGTACATATAGAAACGAAGAATGTTTTGAGTATAAAGTACACGGCAAAACACATTGGATAAAGACAGATAATAGCGGTATTTACTGGAACGGTAAAAAATATCGGTTAGAATACATCCACGAAGGGACAAAGGGCGGTATATATATAATATACTGGAATGTTTAATGAGCTAAAAACGGAATAGCTTACACACATAGTGATACAATAAGTATTGTTGGATAAAAAAAAGATTATGTTACAAAAAATAAGATTAAAAGAGCTAAACGATTTACACGGTTCGTTTAGACAGAAGGACGAAATATATAAAATAATCAGTACATTAAAGGATGTCGATTTAATTAAATGTTCCGTTAACAGAGTCATAGCATGCAAAAATAAAGCTACCGGCAAATACAAAATAATAGATGTCGGGAAAAATGGAGATGAATTTGTTTTTGTAAAAACAAGCATAATACAAAAGAACGGAGAAGATTCCGGCTATTATGCGGACTTGACAGACATAAAACTAGCCCACATTAACCCTAAAAAGGTAGAATGTATGAAGGGACGCAAAATTAGAATGGATAAAAATTCTGAAAAAGAGTTGCTTAAATTCGTTTTTTGTGAATATGAATTGAACATAGGTACTTATCATCCGTTTTTATTGTCAAAAAAATGCTATTTCGACGATTTTTACGAAAAAGATGGACATACCTATACATGTTTCACGGCTGAAGGAATAAAAGGGGAAATGTTCCCTTTCGAGATAAAGGATTATTCATATGTGGGTCAAGACGTAATATTTAAATTTGATATAATATGAAAAAAAAAGATATTCTTAAAGATGCAAAGGAAATATTAGAGATGTTGCCAGATGCTTCAGAAAGGGACAAATATTATTTCAATTTTGAAATAAATAATACTTTAAAAATATTTGCAAATAGGTTATACATATATCCTTCGATATCATTATTAGTAAAAAAAGATGATAAAATAATTGAGTACATTAATGCTAATTCAGGAGAAAGAGGCTACGATAAAAAAGTAGATGAGATAAAAAACGCAATAATAGGGTGTAAATCATTAAATAACATAATAAAATGATAGGACTAATTAACATAGAGTTGCTTTATAGGCAAATAGCATCTTACTTCATTTTTAATTACTTCAATATGGAAGTAGGAACCGACGAAGTATGTATATTGAATGATGAAATAATAATCCTTGACAAATTGTGTAATTTTTATTCAGAAATTACGATTAATAATGGAATAGCTATAGATATTAAAGGCTACATAAAAACGTGGGAATTCTCTCCAAAATATGTAGGAGATGAAAAAGAGGCAAAGGATATTGCATTAAAAATGATAAATGATTTTATCAATATAAAAGACGGGTACAACATTTATTCAAAAGGATATTACTATGACAACTAAAAAAGACAAATTAAACGCTATTTGCGGGCTTATATTATTGGCGGAATGCTGGATACGCAAATACTGGAAGAACAAAAAACAAAAGAAATTATTAATTACCCTGACACTGTAGAGGTATTTTTAAATGATAGTATAGTTGTATTTAATTAAATAACCATGGACATAAATAAACAAATAAAAAACAACGTAGCGACTGTACAGACAGTGAACTACTACAAAGACATAAAGAAATTAGCCCTTAACTCAACCAATTTAGAGCGTTTTTGCCAAATTTTAGGAGAATCAAAGGGGCGGGCGTTCGTAGAAAACATTTTGCAAGCTTCGTACAATTCTAAGTTGAAATTCTGCAACCCGAACAGCGTAATTTTATGCGGGTTAGCTATTGCAACTACTGGATTATCATTGGTTCCCGCTCTTGGGCAATCGTGTATCGTCCCTTACAATGACAACGCACAAGCACAAATAATGTATCGTGGATTCATTGAATTAGCTAATAGGACGCAAAAATTAGAGCGTATAAATGTCTCAGAGGTTCGCGAGGGTGATATTGAAGGTATAGACCCGTTTAAAGGAGAAATAATATTGAAAACATATGATTATAACGGCTATATAGAGCGAAAAAAACGGGCTTATATCGGGAATATTGCCTATATAAAATATCTTTCAGGCGGTGAATATTTTAAATATATGACAGTCGAGGAGATAAAGGCACACGCGCAAAAATACTCACAATCTTATAGAAAAAAAATGGGATTATGGGTCACAGATTTTGAGATGATGGCTAATAAAACAGTAGCAAAAAGCCTACTAAATTTATACGGGCCGAAAACGGAGAGCATGGAAAACGCAATTAAATATGATTTTTCGACACCAACAAACGAGAATTTAACAGATTTAGAATATTTAGACGGAACAAATGAATAAAGAAAAAGGACTAAATTTTTCGATTAAATGGACGAATTCGAGGGTTTTTCCTCCTTCACATGAAAGAATAAGAATTATTTTAGAAAGTGGAGATGTTAAAATAGGGGTGTTCCACCCTGAAAGCATACCTTTTGTTTTCGGAGTAGACGGAAATGTATATTATTATTCAACGGTAAAATTTTGGCAATATGATAGATAGGAAAGTGTTTAGAAATTACGAAGAGTGGCACAATTACCGGAAAAGCAATTATTTTATTGGAGGACATGATATAGCGGTAATAACTGGTCATGATGAATACAAAACGCCTTTAGATTGGTATAACGACTACCAAAGGGGGCAAGCAATGGAAAATGAAATTAATTATAATACCCAAAGGGGGCAAGCAATGGAAAACGCTATCGCTGCTCTTTTTGAAACAGAGTCTACAGAGAGGGTGATAAAAGAAAGCGCGAAATACTTTGTTTTAAGCAACGATAATTACCCGCCCTATATAATTGCTTCACCGGATAGGGAATTGTTTAAATTCCGAAGGAAAAACCGTATTGTCGTCGAAATAAAGGACACATTACGTACTGTAGATTTAAACGACCCCGAAACTTTTCCTAATTCGTGGTATATGCAATTAGTTTGGAACATGGGGGTAGGAGAATATGACGCGGGAATGTTAGTAGTATATGATGGACAAAAGCAACTGAAATGGAGGATGTTCGATTTTGACAAAGATTTATTCGAGTATCTTTTAAACGGGGCTAAAGAATTCACAGAAAATCACATACTTAAAGGGGTTCCACCAGCTCCAATTAACAAAGAGGATATTTTTAATATTACAAATACCTCTGAAACAATATCTTTGAACATTTCTCCTGAATACATGGAATTAGTCAATAGCTATAACGAGATAAAAAATAAAATAAAAATACTGGAGAAGGAGAAAGAAGATTTAGAAAACAAAATAGCGTTACTTTTCAACAATTGCAACGAATTAGTATGCGAAGGCGTAAGAGTGGCTACAATTAAGGACTATACACGCAACACAATAGACACTGAGAAGCTAAAAACTGAATTTCCGTTGATATACGAATCAGTAAAAAAAGAATCAAAAGGGAAAACACTTAAAATTTTAAAATTATGATACTAACAAAAATAATTATTTATTTAGTCGTTTTAATATTGTTATATTTCGCTTTTCTACTCTTAGGTATATATATAGTCCCATATATAGGCGTAGAGTTTTGCAAGAAATTTTATAGGTTATTTCCGGCAACATCAATATTAATATTTGGATTTTCTATGGCAAACAATGAAAACAACATACGGAAATTAGAAAAATTAAAAAAGATAGATAAAGAGGTAACTAAATATGATTTGGCAAGAAAAAGGCTTAAAAGAATAAAGAAATTAAAAAAATAATCGTATATTTGTAGTGTTGACTACGACCAACAAAGAAGATATTCACGGTATATTACCGTAAAGAGGTTTGTTTTTAGGGTCGTAGCTAAAAATGAACCTCTTTTATTTTTCTACACGACCATGCAAAAAAAATCATTTATCCTACATTTAGATTCTTTAGACGTTTTTGATGATTTAAATAATCAGGAAGCGGGCGAACTAATTAAAACAATTATCAAGTATCAACGATTGAAACATAATGGTATGTCTTTTGACTTATCAGAAATTGATAATACACTGATAAGGGTTGCTTTTAAGCCGTTTAAAGCGCAATTTGACAGAGATTATGAAAAATACTTATCTATTGTAGAAAGAAATAAATTAAATGGGAAAAATGGGGGCAGACCTCAAAAAACAGAAGAAACAAATGCTTTTTCTGAAAAGCAAACGAAAGCAAAAAAAACAAATGCTTTTTCTGATTCACAAGAAACCCAAAATAACCCACTGGGTTTTTCAGAAACCCAAAATAACCCAAATGGTTTTTTAAAAAACCCAAAAAAACCCGATAATGATAATGATAATATAAAGGATAATGATAATAAGAAAGAAAATAATATTATTCTTACAGATAATTCTACAGATAATAAACAGAATAACATTATAGAGAAAAAAGAGATAAAAAATATATCTAAATATAATTCTACATCTAATAACGATATATTTTCTATCTCTAAAAAAGAAGAGGGAAAAGAGAAAGACTGGAGAAAAGATTTTAATGTTTATTTGTCAGAATTACATGAGGAAGTAGACAAAATACTATGTGATGCAGAATGGATGGAAAAACAAAAAGAATTCAACCCTCCTGAATTGAACATAATAAAAACAATTGAATGCGCTATCGAAAACTTCTGGGGTACTACTGAAGGTTGGGAAAACAAAAAGAAATCGAAAACAAAAAAAATAAACTGGAAAACAACATTGGCAAAAGCTCTTAAAATTCAAACGAACCGCGTTTTTTATCCGAAAAATTTAGCAGGGGGGGCGCGCGGATTTGCAAAAAAGGAGACAATGGAAGAGCAAACGCAAAGAGTCGCTTTTAAAATCATGCAGGATATACAAGAGGGGAAAGATGATTCTTTATTCGGAATGATGTATAACAAAAAAGACAATAAATAATTGCGATATGGACATACAGCAAATAAAAGAAGCTCAAAATTACCCGAAAATAAGCGAATTAAATAAAAACGAACTGTTTTTGTTTTCTATGGACATAGTAAAAAAGGCTTTTTTAAGGGTAAATCAAGAAACGACGGACGAATTAATCGAGGTCACAACAAAAGATGTCGCAACATTTTTAGAGGCGGAATGCAAAGCGCTAACCATAAAAGAGTGCGACATAGCGATAATTTATGGTTTATCTGGCGAATTTGGGGTTTTCTATCGTATGTCGGTACAAACTATCATCCAATTTTTAAAAGCCTTTAAATCGCACGTAAATCGCTCTCAGGCGATAATCGAAAAATACGGGAATGTAAAACAATTGGAAGTCCATTCTAAAGATTTTTCAATTGAACAGTTGTCGGATTTTGAAAGGAATGCTTTCAATGAATTCAAACAAACAAAAAGATTGCCTATTGGGTTACCATGTTTGCCAGTGGTTAAGTATCTGATAAGCAAAAACAAAGTGCGGGCAGAGACTTATTTAAGATATGTTTCTGAAGCTACAATAGCTGTAGAAAACGAAAATAAAAACGAAATACAAAAGCTGATAATGGCGAACAACACTACAAAAGAAGCTGTAATTGTGTACAATGCTTGCAGGAAATTATTAACTGATTATTACACACTAAAAACCAGATGAGATGAAAAGCGAGAAAGATATTTTACTTGAAAAGATGAATAAAGCGTTACAAAAAAGAGACTATGTAAAAGTAACTCAAATAAAAACGCAACTTGACAACTTGAATAAATATGAATTGATACCGGTTAAGGATTTGTTCGGGAACATGACTAAGGAACAGAAAGAAAAAGCGGTGTATGTTTGTAAAAAAATACCTCTTTTCGCTGATTTGCTTTCTCAGGCTGCAATTGAACTTACGAACATAATACAACAAGTAGATTCATCTTCTAATTTGGTATTAATGAAAGACTTATCAAAAGCTCGTTTTTACGCGGAAAGAGTAGTTAAAATTGTAGATGATTTGAATGATGATGAATTTTCAGAATCATTTGGGGAATTTGCAGATAGAGTAAATTTAGAAATAGATAATTTATTTGAAAAATATGCCAATAAGTGAAGTATTCAATATTGATTGTCTAAAATACATGAAAAATGTTCCTGACAAATATTTTGAACTCGCAATTGTAGACCCACCCTACGGAATAAATTCACCTAATATGAACATGGGAGGGAATAGAGGGTATATAAGTACGGCAGAAAGATTAAGGAAAGGACGCCTGAACTCTGGAGGAGGTAAATTAAAAAATATTTCCTTACAGAAAATGCCTATAAAATGGGACTATAAGACGCCTTCTCATAGATATTTCAAAGAATTATTTAGGGTAAGCAAAAACCAAATCATTTGGGGCGGAAATTATTTTAAATTACCTCCGTCGAGATGTATCGTAGTTTGGGATAAAAAACAACCGTGGGAAAATTTTTCACAAGTTGAGTTGGCTTGGACGTCTTTCGATTATCCTGCAAAAATAGTGAGAATCGGGGCTGTTGGTGGTAAGAATGACAAACTTAGAATACACCCTACGCAAAAGCCGGTTGATTTATATGCCTATTTATTAAAAACATTCGCAAAAAAAGGAGACAAAATATTCGACAGCCACTTAGGCTCTGGGAGTAGCAGGATTGCAGCCTATAAGTTAGGGTTTGACTTTGTAGGATGCGAAATAGATAAAGAATATTATGAAGCTGAAAATGAAAGATTTGAAAACGAATGCTTAGGAATTATTCAAACGAAAAGCGGAGTATTAACACAGCAAAAACTATTCTGAAATGTCACAAGAAATTAAAGAAGAACTTATAGATATAAATACTTTGAGTAGTAAATGTGGATATTTCACATCTGATACCATTATAAACAATGGATATGGGTGCAATCACCCTTATTGTTATGATGGCGTATATACCTATAATGGGAAACAAATTAATCTTTCTGATGCGGAATTAATAGTTGCAAAAGGGCTTACAAAAAGGAATATAAAGTGTAATAGGAGACTTTCAAAGAAGTTTATTAAAAAAGCGAGGCGGTTACTTTTTTCGGAATATATAGACTTATGCGGAGTGAAGTTCCAAGGTGCATGTTATGCGTTTTCTTGCCCACTTGGGCGATTCGCCTATCCGGAAGATTTCACAAAATTTGGGATAGACCTTGAAAATAGAGGATATGGAGATGATGAATGGGTAATTATAAATAGCTCGATATTATGCGATTAAACACAGAAAGACAAAATAAACTCGAACCTATCAGATTACGGACAGCAATAAATGAAATACAGAAATTAGGGCTAACAATACTTAATTGCACTGATAAAATGATAGAGTTCGAGTACAAGGGAAGCAATATAAAATATTACCCTTATTCTGGCTGGGCAACTGGAAAGACTATTAAAGACGGTAGAGGATTATATAATTTATTAAAACAACTCAAATAAAATTTATATAAATGAAAAAGACACTACATAACTGGATTAATCACTCAGACAAAGATTTAGATGAATATCTATTGCCTGGTGATTATATTGATAAAGATTTATTCAATTATCTAATTGACATGGCGCCTGCATATACCTCAAGAGATTTATTTCAAGTCGGTGACCCTATCAGAAGTGAAAATGGCGTATTTTTTACATGACAATGTGTATAACACCTACTCATCGATATTTATATCTTGGAGTTTTGCCAGAATTTAAAAGCTGACTTGTATGAATAGCTTATTTATGCTTAATACACCAAAAGTCAGAATGAAATTTTCTGACGTTCAGAAAATAAGAATCCCTCACAGAGAAGAGAGAGAATTTAATGTAAAAGGTCATAAGATAATGGCTTATTCAAGGAAAGACGCAATCAAAAGATTAAAACATAAAAAACTTATATAATGAACTTATTTGCAGAAGAAATAGAGCAAACGGCAATCGAGAGAATACAGAAGTTCTCAAAAATTGCAAAGGCAATGGGATTTGAAGTAAGATTAGGATTCTCAGGAGGTAAAGACAGTCAGGTATGCTATGACCTCTGCAAACGAAGCGGGATTGAATTCAAATCTTACTTCAATCACTCTTTTGAAAGCAATATCACTTTAAAGTTTATCAAAGAAAATTATCCAGATGTGATAAGGCGTAGAGACTATAAATACGGATTTATTGAAAATATTTGGCGGAATTATGGGGGACTATTACCGACTGTTCAATGTGCATATTGTTGTAAGGACTACAAACACAACAGAAAATATGTAGACGAATGCTCAATTGTCGGAGTTAGAAAATATGAAAGTTATAAAAGGAGAGAAAGAACTGCATTTGAAATAAAGAACAAAACACTACTAAAAAAGAATAAGAACCTTATAGATGATTATTTCGAGGAACATTGCCAATCCGTAGGAACTGCAAGTATTATACAACTAAAACCGATAATTGATTGGACAGACTCCGACATTTGGGATTACATACATAAATATAATCTTCCAATAAATCCAGAGTACAAGACTCATAAAAGAGTGGGATGTATAGTATGTCCAAAGGCTAACTTTAATAGCAACTATATCGGACTAATGAGATACCCTAAACTTGTTGATTGTTTTATATATGCAAGAGACAAAGGGGGACAAAATGGGACTAAAATCAGCTGGATAATGCAGGATAATAAGGACTATTCAAATGACAAAGTATATTATATATGTCGCTGGTTGAATCATTCTTTTATGCCGTTTACTGCAAAACAAGAAAAATTATACCTGGAAATTCAGAGAAAAATACGATTTAATACACAATAAAGACAATAACTTATGAAAATTAGAATAGACATAAAATCAATATTTGGGAATGTGATATTTTCTTTCGAGAAAAAGAATAACACAATTAAAGATACATTAGAAGAAGCTAATTTGAAATGCGCTAATTTGGCAGGCGCTGTTTTGGCAGGCGCTGATTTGAAAGACGCTAATTTGAAATACGCTAATTTGGTAGGCGCTGATTTGAAAGACGCTAATTTGGTAGGCGCTGATTTGAAAGGCGTTGATTATTCAGAACATACATCTTTCTTGTCATATCAATGCCCAACAGAGGGAAGTTTTATAGGGTGGAAAAAATGCGGGGGATATATCGTTAAATTAAAAATATGTGAGGATGCAGATAGAAGTTCATCAACATCAATAATATGTAGATGCTCAAAAGCGGAGGTATTAGAAATCCAAAATATAGATGGGAGTATAGCTGATATAACAGAAATATGTTCGAGTCATGATAAAACCTTTATATATAAAGTGGGTGAAACAGTTGAAGTGAAAGACTTTGACAAATGCAGATGGAATAAATTTTCGAATGGGATACATTTTTTTATAGATAGGAATATGGCTGTAGCTTATAGAAAATGACTATGAAGAATTTTTTAGGTGGAATTAAAAAAGCAGAATTAAAAATTATCGTTGCTGGGGAATCCGGCAACCCTGAAGAATTGATTAAGTCCGCGATATCTGTTGCACAATTTTTAGAGGCAAAAGGATTTGATGCTGTAATAAAATTCTCTTATAAACAAACTGAAGACTGGATTAACGAACGTAAATTGGAATATGTAACTATAAATTTTGAGAAATATGAATAAAATGAAAATTACTTTCGGGATAATGTCTAATAAATATCAAATAGAAGCATACAATAAGCTTGATGCTTATGCTGCTATGGCGATATTTTTTAAACATGATTTACCATATGTACTTTTATTTGAGCCTTATGAGATAATAAGAGATAATTGGTTCCGTGATGAAAAAAAATACCTTGAGCTATTTGGCGAAATAAGTTTAAACGAATATCTAAATGAACATCATGATAAAGTAAAAGAAGCATATTTAACTATAAAAGAGATATGAGTTATGGGAACAACTGGAAATATAAATATATATGATGGCTTTAATTTCTGCACGACATTAGAACAGTCAAAACAATTATTAGAACTTGGGCTTAATCCTGAAACTTCGGATATAACATACTTAACGGGTATAAGAGACGGAGAAGAAGAAATATATGGCATTTTGCCATATAAAGAATTAGTACCTGACTGTAGGAAAGGAAATATTTTATATAAAAATGTCCCAGCTTGGACATACTATAAACTATTAACCCTTTTCCCTAAAGAATATATATTATTCTCTCAGAGAAGCATGGGAACTAATATCACCGCAGAAGATATCATATCAGTAAATTTATATGAAGGAGTAGAAGGATTATTAACCATTATTAAAAATGAAGCATTTATCGAGAGAATTAATAAGGAATTTTTAATAAAAGAGAATATGGATACGACTTGGACAAATTTAAGGGATAAATTACCTGAATATTATTGTAAATGTTTAATTAAATCAGTCGAAAATCTAACTTTAGTTCAACGTTTTTATGTAGTAAGTTATGATTTAGAAATGAGACAATTTTACCATATAATTAATGATAATATTTTTAATGATTCCACATTTGAAATAGATGATAATCACGAATATTATTACATAGTTATTCCAGATTAAATAATTAATAGATATGACAACAAAAGAAAAATCCCCTTGGATTAGAGTTAGCGAACAACTCCCTCCAGAAGGAGAAGAAGTTTTAGTAAGACTCAAAAATTATAATTATAGCCCAAGGATAATGTTTTACAGAAAGAGAGATAAGATATGGGTAGAAGACGACGGAATGTTTTTTGATTGTTCTGTAAATGAAGATGATTTGTGGATGCCGATTCCTACATTTGATGATATACTGAATAGTAACAAAGATGTTCTAAAAAGACTTAAAGAAAAATAATAAATGAATAAGACGGTAGCAAAGAATTTATGCAGAATCATAAAGAATGATGATGTTTTTAATATGTTGAAAAATGCAAAACTTGGTATTAAGGATTGGAAGGCTGCATCTAAACTTAATCCGAGCATGAGCAAAGGAGAAGCGTGGAATATCCTCGCGGCACATTTTGACGTAACCAAAGTATATCCTGTAATCATATTACAGAATATTCTTATGGAATTTGGGAATTTTCTGGATATAAAGCCTTATATGGAACCTTATATCAAAAAGAGGAATCCAAAGCGAAATGTAGAGTTATATCATGAAGAACCTGATTTTAGTAATTTCAACGAATGAAAAAGAAAGAATTTCCTAAATCGTGCGACTGTAGAAACTGTATGAATGCAGGAGAAGCAAAAGACTTCATGGTGTTTTGCAGTGTCTTAAATATATATCGTTCCGTAGGAATTAGACCGTATTGTAGTAAATTTAAAAATAAAAGATATTAATTATGAGAACTGAAGATATTGACGCTATGTCGGAAATATTCCAAGAACATGGGATTTCTGCGACAATAGAAATAATAGAAAAAGTAACAAGTGACTTTATAGACCATTTGGACGCAATGAGAGAAATGGAGATAACAAGATTTATGGGAAGACAATCTGAATCATCCTTTCAAAAGGCGTTACGGTTAGAAAGTGAGTTAAACAAACTCAAAGCTGAATTTAATAAAATATCCAAAGAAAATAAAGTTTATCATGATGCTATAATGCAAAAGATAAACGCTTCTGAAGTTTGGATTGAAAATAACTCTGTAAAATATGATTTATGAATTCAAATTGATAAAATAACATGAGACCGATTAAATTTAGAGGCACAGACGTAAATACTGGAGAATGGCTGTACGGGGATTTTGTACAGTGTAACGGAGAAACATTCATAGCTACCTATAATGAAGTAGAGCCGACATATACATATACAACAGAAGACATTCATATAAACAAAGTAATACCAGAAACAGTATGTCAATTCGTAACGAGACATAAAGGAAATGATATTTACGAACATGACTTGATAAGATGTTTTGGATTCTTGTTTGAAGTGGTATTTGAAGAGGGAATAGGTGTCTGTTGTTTATTGTATCTCGAAAATAGGATTTTAGGCAGAATTCTTTTAGGTAAAGGATTGGAATTATCTGATTATGAATTAGTAGGAAATATTTTTGACAACAAATAATTATTGTATGAAAAAGTATATTGAACTACATTATTATTCTGATGATTACAGATGTTCGGTAAATCAAATTTACCCTGTACTAATAGACGTAGATAGTATAAAACTTGTATTACGTTCTAAAACTGGAAGTATTGTATCGATTGATAATGGCGAGTCGATGAATGTAGTAGAGACGATAGAAGAAATTAAAAATATGTTGGATATTAAAATATAAGAAAATGATACAGACAAGAATAAATAACGAGGACATTCCTTGGGAAGAAGCCCCCTTTTTGGCGTATAATCCAGAGTTAGATATTATTATTATAGTCTCAGAAAATGATGCTTTTTTTAAAGGGACTGTAGTATTTTCTAATAATCCCGACCATCCAATTGGTGAATTCTACCAATATTGGGATAAATCCTATTTTTGCTATTACGAAGGTGAAATAATATTAAACAACAAAAGATAATGAAAAAGATACTCGGAGCGCACAACGCGAACACATACCTTAAACCTTGCAAATGGTGGATGAGGCTGATTAACTTTACGTCAAAATGCCAAAAGTTGACAATAGCCGAACAGTTCAAACATGGAGTAAGATACTTTGACTTTAGAATAAGATATGACAAAAAATTAGGTATGTTTATAAATTGTCACGGGCTGGTAGAATACACTACCCCAGTAAATCAGACTGTTTTCCTTTTATATATTTTGTCATCTGTAATAAAAACAGAAAGAATCTATATTAGGTTTGTGTACGACGATACATTTAATAATAATATAGATGATTTCGATTTAACCGATTTATTTATAAAACAGATATATCCTATTTTTAAGGATGAAGACAATATTATTTGGCAACTTATAAAAAAATCTTCATGGGAATATATAGATTCAGACAATAGACCTCAACCTGCAATAGTGGACTGTTTTAAAAACTACAGAGGCTACAAATGGATTCCTTCTCCGCAAAGATATATATCTAAACATAAAGAACATTATCAAGAAATCATAGATAATACAAAGGTTGAAAAAGATACAGTATTCCTATGTGACAGAGTAGATTTATTCAAAATAAAATAATATGGCAACAAGTAAAAGAACATGGCAAAGATTCGAGGCAGCAGTAGCAGCCATTTTTGGGACTAAAAGAGTCCCCCTTTCAGGTAGCAATTCAGGGCATAATACTCACTCCGATTCTATGCACCCTGATATTTACATAGAATGCAAACTACGTGAATCGTTTTCGATATGGAGATTATTTGATGATACTTCTAAAAAAGCTAAGAAAGAGGGGAAAATACCTCTTGTAGCTATAAAGGAAAAAAACAAAAAGGGATGTTTATTTATTATAAGTCCTGATAACTTAAAAGAGTTAGCGGATTTATACAACTCTGATAAACAAGAAAATGAACGAGAAATATACGTTGAATTATAAAATTTAATATATTTGTGTATGGAAATGATTGTTATTGAAATAGATTTGAGCCAAATCCCCTCGGATAAAATAAAAAATTTCCTGCGGAAAAATGGGAATGAAGCCAATGTTGTTAAGCTATGTGCATGTAAACGTAAACAGCCAGACCCTTACGGAAGTGACATTACAGTTTACATAAATCAAAATGCAGAAGAAAGATTGTCAAATCAACCTAAAATATTCTGCGGTAAAGGAGTTGAAATAAAAACAAATAAAACAGAGACACAACAAAACAATAATAGTCGAAATAATAATAATGATGATTGTCCTTTTTAAAATATAAATCATGGAAACAGAGGAAATTTTAAATATTATACAAGCGTCATTAAAAATATGCGCTGAGAATATTAAAGCCCGTCACTGGACTATGGTAGGGCACGACTTTATGACTTATCATCCGTATTTTGACGAAATAAACGAAAAACTAATAGATTTTGTAGATGAAATTGCGGAAAGCACTGTAGTAACCGGAGGGATACCGCCCTATAATTTTGAACAATATTTAAAATTTTCCTTTATAGAGCCTATTAAATTTATTCCTTCTCTTGAAATGATGCTAAAGGATACTATATCAGAATTGCAAAAGATATATGATTATATAAATGATAACTTCAACCAATTTGACGATACAACGGCAGATTTAATGGTTAAAATAACAAGAAAAATAAGAGACAAATACCTATTTTTCTTAATTCAATCTACCAGACTTAGTTTTAGTTAAACATATAATTCTCTTTATTATTCATATTTTTGTAATTCATTCCCGTTTGTTTGTGAAAATAGACGGGATTTTTTATATATTTGTACATATCATTAAGTACAGCATTTCGGAAAACAGAAAAATTGGCAAATGAGGCTCCCCAAATTGTGAAATTCGGGGAGTTTTTATATATTTGCATAGTGTTTAATATTCGTATGTATCTACAACGGTTTGTGAAAATAGTTGTCACCACTTAATTTTTTCATATTAAATGATAATGTAGAAAAGGCTACAACTTTCGTTGTAGCCTTTTTTTAATAGCATGAGAATATTTCTATCCTCTATACTACCAACACACTAAAATGTTAAAAAATTCCATTGTGCACCAAAACCGAAATATGGAGAAAATTTATTACAAGAAATGGCGTAACCATATCCTGCCTGCAATCCTAAGCTGAAGCGGCTTTTCTTTTTTTTAATATGCGTTTCAGTTTTTGTTATGGTTAAATACTTGACTGGAGAATAAACCTCTATCTTTTTAGCTTCTACCTTATATCCGGTCATACATATTGAATATGTAGAATCTTCAAAACAGTATTCGGATATCGGTATTTCTACTTCTGTCGGCTTAGAAAGTTCAGGAACATACAACGTGTCCCTGATAGTCTCCTTTATTTTGATGTATTTTGGAATCAAAAGCGTGTCAATGATAGTATCTACCCTCGTTATCACGAAAGTGTCTGTATGAGCCTCTATTTGGGGCGTATTGGCATGTTTGCCTATGACATAGCCACAAGCAAAGGACAGAAAGAGCGAGAGAACCAATAACACCCCAAATTTTCTCATTTCTTAAAATATAATTCAGATTCTGCCTTCCTTCTCCTTACAAGTCCTGAAAGCACTTCTTTCCCTGCATATATCCATTTCTTGAACTCATTAGCGATAGTAGGGTCATTCGGATTTAATTTCACTTTACGCAAAAGTGTAGAATCCGAAAAGTTCTTCACCCCGACATTATAAGTAAAAGAGACTAATGCGTCAAACTGGTTTTGTGTCAATTCCACATCCATAGTTGAGCCGGATACTATATCTACAGCATTAGAAATATCATCTAAAAGAAATTCCGTTGCTTTAGCCTCTGTTATTACATCTCCTTCTTTTACATTATATGTATGCCCGTACCCGATAGTCCATACTCCGGCTGGACACTTATATGCAACCAGTCTTAATCCCTCAAATTCCTTTATAAGGTTAAGCCCCTTTTCTCCTATTTGATTCAGATGCTTCATGTGTTTCAAATTCTTTAAAATATGGTATTTTCTTTACTATCTCAAAGCTTACTATATAATGTATAAAAGATATTGCCCTATTATGCGGAAGCAATGATTTTATGTTAGTCAGTATGTTCAATGAATAAAAATACGTGACGATTGCTACAATTGCCGATATGCACTGTAACGCCATTTCTTTGTTATGGAATTTATTACCTATAAAATAAACGCTCCCTACTAAAAGATAAAACACTAACATCTCACATAAGCAGAAGTAAAACTTTTTGCATTTAAACGTTTTCTGTTTTACAATGATATCTTCTATCAATCCTATTATAAAGTTTATCAAGAATATATAAGCGATAATTATAACATAATCATATATAGGGGCTATGTAACTTATTACTACAGCAAATAAACTCCCTAAAAATCCCTGAAATCCTCCCGCCTGATTCTCCATAATTTAATTCCTTGTTAAATATATAATAGCATTTATTGAATATGCGTAATTGCCTGATACATCATCTATCAAAATCTGGACTTGTTGATTCCCTACTGTATAATTAACCTTGGCCAATTTTTGTATAAAATTTGATGATTCATCATAAACAGAAAGGATAATACTTTGTGCTCTTGCTGATGTAAAGGTTATAGTTACAACTGGATTATTAGTGCCATTGCCATAAGTCTTTGAATTATTTATACCAGCAGTTTCAAATAAAACTTGATTTTGAGCTCCACTCCCGCTTTTTGCCATTCTTAAATTAAGATAATATACCGCGCTACCATTTAAGAAAAAAGGAGTCAGGTTAAGTTTATCATCAGTAACGGCAAGTGCAGCAATTTTCGAGGAGTCTATGCTATAATTTATAATTTTTTCATTTGATACTGAACCGGATTGTAGTGCGTCATTAGATATTGAGCCTAATCCAATGTTCCGTTCTGTTACTTGATAATCCCCTATTTTAGCCGAGGTGATGGCTCCGTTCGCTATATCTGGAGTCGAAATAGTACCGTCAGCAATCTTTTCGGAGGTGATGGCTCCGTCAGCAATCTTTAGGGTTCCTACAGCCCCATTTGCTATGTCTGATAAACCTATACTTGACGGTAATACCAGATTCGCCCGCCAATCGTATGTGTGGTAGAATGAATACCCGTCCATACCTACAGCCCATGTTAAGTCGATTGTAGCCACTTCGGATATCCCTGTAGGTTGAGTATTGCTAAATAATGCTCTTTTTATAGCTGTATATTCTTGTCCTGTTTCTGACGAACGCTGTTCTACATCGCTTAACCATACATATACAGTCGCTCTATTTTGTTCTGTAACAGTAAATGTTTTATTGCAGGTCGCAATTATTATAGTCCCTGTAGCTAATGACGGTAGAGATGAAGAGGTTTTAAATATAAGCTGGGTAGTCCCAGAAGTAAAAGTAGCCGAATCCATCTCATTAGACATACTAATATCAATGAATTTGTAATTACTTGCCCCTAAAAATATTCCTAATGCGCTTTGCCAGTTATCAAATGCGCTTACTAAGTCATTTATATAAACAAGATTGCCATCATCGTTTATATATGATAATATTGTGTCTTTGAGCATATTGTACTGATTTTAGTTTATATTTTATCCCCCATATTATTAATGAATCTACAGTTTGGGTAAATTCTGAAAATGTATCTTTATTTTCTTCTAAATAAGACGGGTAATTTATAATTACTTCTGTTGTCAAAGATGAAGTATATAAATATGACTTTCCCCCAGCCGTATAGTCTTTATCGCTCCAATATACTTTTTCGCCAGCTTCATAATCTGAAGGATATAGATATACTTTATTTGAAGTGATATTTATAGCCTCTATATGCCTCCCGTCAGGGTCGTATAAGTCATTAAGAATATCTATTACTTGTTGCTTCCCATATTGGCAGGCAGCGATTTTATATGCCCGTTGCCTTTTTGTATTATATTCGTTCCATAGTAAGATAAAAGGATATAACAAACATAACAACAGCTTATAGAAGTTGTTCAACCGGTATTCATTATTTACCATATAATTAGGTCTGTTTATCTGGTAAATAAGTTTAGGTATATTTATTTCTCTAAACGGGAACATAGCTAATATTTAAATCCTCCGCAAAATTAAAATATCCTGATACTAATTTTATCCTTCCATTTTCCGCATTATATGTCAGTGAACCATTTGTAGAAACAACGTCAGGGATATATGCTGCTTCAACTCCTGATACTTCTTGGAAGGATTTTTCTAAATCGTTTATGAACAATGGAGCGCCTAACACTATATTCTGTTGTATAGTCGTTTTCATGGATTCTATATCATTTTTCACCTGTGCAAGAGAATTGCCGGCACTGTAATACACTGTCATGCCTTCAGGGAATGTTAATATATCCGGTTCTCGGCTCTGTATAAACAGATTGAATCCCAATGGTATAAAATTTTCGTAGTAATCTTTGAATGCCGTAAGCTG